TACCGGCCGAGCTGGTGCTGCTCGGCCCACGCCGCGCCCGCCTGACCCTGCATGAAGGCCGTTACCATCAGGTCAAGCGAATGTTCGGGCGCTTCGGCAACAAGGTCACCGCCCTGCACCGCGAAAGCATGGGCCCGCTGCGGCTGGACGCCAGCCTGACACCCGGCTGCTACCGGCAATTGACGGGCGATGAGATCGCACAAGTCTGACCGCCCATAGCCGCCACCAGAAAAACCTGCTGCCGCGCTTCATTTCACCCCAACCTTCTGGTAAAAAGGCACCCCTAAGCGGGCGTCGTATAATGGCATTACCTGAGCTTCCCAAGCTCATGACGAGGGTTCGATTCCCTTCGCCCGCTCCAGATTCTACGGGGCCTCTATCGAGGCCCCTTTTTATTTGGTGACAGTAACAGCGACAGTTACCAACTCTCCGAGCCGCTGCAAACTGTCACCAGCAGCCCGCTTTCCAACCATTTCCGACGTCTAAGGTCTATGCAGAACATGCAGAGTGAGGCCGCGGAAGAACCATGTGTGGACGCATAGCGCAGTACCGATACCCGATTGAATACCTCGAAGCGCTCGGGCAGATGACGATCGATGGAGTGGATCCGACTCCGATCGGGCGGTACAACGTGCCGCCACAATCGAGGGTGCAGTTGCTGCACCGGGACCAAGATGGGTTGCGCATGAACGGCGTGCGCTGGGGATACGCCCCGTTCTGGGCGCAGGGGAAACGGCCGCCGGCGATCAATGCCAGGGTCGAGACAGCCGCGACGAGCAAGTTCTTCCGCGACATATGGAAAACCGGACGGGCTATCGTGCCCGCAGATGGCTGGTTCGAATGGAAAAAGGACGAGGCCAAGCCGAAGCTCAAACAGCCCTATCTGATCAAGCTGGCCTCTGGCGAACCGTGCTTCTTTGCTGCGATCGGGCAATTCCAGCGCGGCAGCATGGGTGAGCCGAGGGATGACGACGGGTTCGTGATCATCACAGCAAGCAGCGGGGCGGGCATGCTCGACATTCACGACCGCCGCCCGCTTGTGCTGTCGCCGGAATGCGCAGCGCACTGGCTGGACCCGGAACTCTCCCCCGAAGAGGCAGAGGACATCGCGCTGGAGCACGGCCTTGGCGTCGACGAGTTCACCTGGTACCCAGTGCCAGCGGCCGTAGGCAATGTGCGGAACGAAGGGGCACACCTCATCGAGCGAATCAGCGACCCGGTGCTATAGCCATGTATGTATATGTTCGGATGATGCGCGATCATGGCCGCCCGATCGAACCGCGCAAGCGGCGAAGCACGCCTCCGATCTACGGGGATGTGCGCATCGAGACCAGCCGAAGCGAGGACCTCGGGCGCCAGGCCGAGATCGCGCGGCTTGTGCAGAGCAACCCGCTGGAATCAAGCGTGATCCCACCACTGCTGGACGTAGCGCTCCATGGCATGAGCACCAATGGGTTCGTGCTGACTGGCTATGAGATCATTGACGGGATTGCCTACGCGCAGTCCTGGTGGTGCCTGGCCGAGGATGGATCAGCGGGCACTTAGAATCTGACGGGCCCACTCCTGCAGATAGGCCAGCTTCGCCTGGTCATCGATCATTGATCGCCGGATATTCCAAACAGCGCGTCCAGCTGTTGCACTGAGTTCGACGCTGGCTGCATCGCCCACGCTGCCGGAGCCGGTGGCGGCGGCGGCGGCGGCGGACACGATGGCGTCATTACGAGCGAGGGTGACTTCGATCCGCAGGCGGCGACGCTCATCGTCAGCAGAGCTATACAGGCGCTCGAGGCGATCGTTTTCGGTGAGTGCATGGTTCAGTTTCTCGGTTGATTGTTGGTCCGCCTTAACCAGGCGCCTTTCGAGATCAAGCCGTTCGGCCTGCTGCTTGAGGATCACCGCGGCATTGGCCTCGGCCACTTGACGCAGAAACACCTGGTGCTCGACATCCTTGGCGGCGAGCTGCCTGCCGTAGGCGTTGCCCTGCCACTGCCACGCAGCGCCAAAGGACAGCGCGCACAGCACGAGGACGGCCACACCCGCGGCGGCCAGCTTGTACTGCTTGAGCATGGCGATCATGCGAGCACCTCCTGCCCCGCCCGCCATAGCGCAAGGCGCTGCGGCTGGCCGTGCGTGCCGCCGTTGATGCGGCGGGTGATATCGGTGAAGCGGCCGGCGTCGGCGAGTTCGTTGAGGCCGTTGCTGGCCCAGTACCACGCGGCGGACAACGCGGCCCATTCGGGCTGCTCGAGCAGCTCGGGTTTCGTCAGCAGATCCGTGCCGATGGCATCGCCGCAGGCGCGGTAGTTGTCGCGCCCGGTGAGCTGGATCAGCCCTCGCCCGCGGTAGCGCCAGCCATCGCCGCTCGCCGTCGGCCCATTGCCCAGGCGACCGGCATAGACATGGTTGGCGATGGCCTCTGGCCGGCGCGCCAGCCGCTGCGCCAGTGCGTTCGGCTGCCCATCGGCCGCGCGGAATCGCGCTGGCCAGGTGGCGGCAAGGCCGGCGGCACTGTAGTTGAGGTTCTCCACCAGGCGTCGCAGCTGGCCCGACTCGTGCCCGATCTGGGCAAGGAATGCCGCTCGACGCACTGGGCTCTCAATGCGATAGCGGTTCATCGCTCGATTGAGGGCAGGAACAAAAACGCCCGCGACAGGGCGGGCGTTCGGGAGGATGCGCAGCAGTTGCTGCTCTGTCAGGGGGCGCATGGTTTTCTCCAGGCAAAAAGAAGCCCGCACAAGGCGGGCCTACGCAATTCGGTGCAGCTATTCGAAATCGAGATCTTCAGGGCGCAGGCTACCCACTACATGGCCTTCCTGATCCAGCAACACACCGATGTTCAAAACCGGGTGGTCGCCGACATGATCGAATACTCTGGTGACCGTGCCGTACGGGAGATACCCCGCCGGCACCTTATGAGGGTTTGTAATCCAGACTCGAAGCCCCTTGTGTATGTCATTCAGCCGCATGCCTGCCTCCACTACTGGCGTTGTGCCACCCGATAGTACACGGCAGACTGCGCGTTCCCACCTTCAAGGAGTGATTGCGATGCACGGCTATGAAAATGGATATCAAGCGGTCCAGGCGCTAACGACTGCAAACCGCCGCTTCAAAAAGATCTCCGAGTCCTTCAATGACGTAGTGGACACGTGGCGATCTCTTGCTTCGAAGCATCTCGGATCCGCAGTGGAGCTAGATCCGCCGACCGTGAGTAGCGTAACCGGGAAGGCGTTGGGCCAGTCTTTTACAGCGACGGTCTCTCCGCGCCTTCTGGAGGACGGGGTAATAGGCGTGCTCGCAGTTTCCAAACCCGGCGCGAATGGAAAGCCGGTGTTATGTGTCACCTATCTGTTCAGCTTGAATTCCGATGTCTTGCTTGAAGATGGAACAACCGTTGTCGCGCTTGATAACCCTGAGCGTGACTTCCTATGGCTTGCCCACCTGGTGAAGGCTGTACTTTCCAAGTGATCAGCCGATCGCCTTCCAGGGGTTCACCTCGAAGGTAAAGCCCTTCCACTGCTTCGAGGGGTCGGCGCTGTAGTCGTCGGCCCAGTCTTCCGGCTCGCCCTTGAAGCCCAGCTGCACGACCAGGGCGCGCGTCGCCGACCACTGCCACACCCAATAGAAGCCATAGAAGCGCCGGCCGGTCTTGCGGTGCGTGGCCAGCAGCAGCCGCCAGCCACCCTTGCCGGGGTCATCCTCGACCGAGGCCTGACCCCAATAGCGGTAGTCGCATTCGGTCACGGGGCAGCCGAACAGCGTGGAAAAGCGCGCGTTGTTTGCCGGGTTGCGGATCGCCAGCCACCAGAACATCGACAGCCAGTGATAGGCGCCCAGGCCGAAAGGCGCGTTCAGGTGCCACCAGCCGCGCTTGTCGCCGGCGGCGCCGTCGCGGTCATTGCTCCACAGCCACGCCCAGGACGGCAGCAGGATCAGCAGCCAGTCGCCGGCGGCCTGGCTGAAGGGTTGCGCCGGGCCTTGCGTCACGCGGAACGGCAGCGCGAGCGGCACGACCACCAGGCCGGCCAGGATCATCAGGACACGCAGCGGCAGCAGGCAGGCCCATTGCAGGGCCGCCCGTAGCACATGGGTCAGCATCGGGGGAATTCCTCGGGATCAGAAACGAAAAGCCCCGCGCGGGGCGGGGCTTTCAATGGGTTGGAGGGTGCCTATTCGGCCGGCCAGGGGTGTTCGGCCTGAATCTCGGCAAAGCGAGCCAGGCCCAGCGCCTTGGCCGCGTCGGCGGCCTCAGCGTTGCCAAGCAGGCTTTCGCGCTGCGCCTCGGCGAAATAGCGGTCGCTGCCGGTAATCGGGTCGGCGTAGGCGATCAGCCGTACGGCCTCGACCTGCTCACGGGTCGGCGGCGGATCGGGCACCACTACCGGGGCGGCGAAACGCTGGCCGTCATAGCTCCAGCCCGGTTGAACATCAGCGCTGCAGGCGATCCATTGCAACGCCGGATGAAAACGCCCGGTAGGGTCCAGGTTCGTGATTTCGGCCACGGTTCCGTATTCAACTCGCGCCCACATGTTGCTCACCATTTTAT